AAACAGTTACTACTCATGGAAGATGCGATGTTGATACACCGTATTATGAGAGCACCAGAAAAGAGGATATTCAAAGTTGATATTGGTAACATTCCACCAGCAGAAGTAGACCAGTATATGAACAATCTTATGAATAGAATGAAAAAGACACCTGTTATCAATGAACAAACCGGTGACTACAATCTTCGTTTCAATATGCAAAACCTTTTAGAAGACTTTTATCTTCCAGTTCGTGGCGGACAGTCTGGTACTTCTATTGAAACTCTTTCTGGTTTACAATACGATTCTATTCAAGATATTGAGTATTTACGTTCAAAGATTTTTGCTGCTCTTAAAGTTCCAAAACCATATTTGGGCTATGATGAAAGTATCGAAGGTAAGGCAACACTTGCTGCTCTTGATATTCGTTTTGCTAGAACAATAGAAAGAGTTCAAAGAATAGTTGTTTCTGAATTGACAAAAATTGCTATTGTTCATCTTTATTCACAAGGTTACGAAAATGCTGACCTTGTAAACTTTGAACTTGGTTTAACAGGTCCATCCATTATCTATGAACAAGAGAAAGTTGCTCTTATGAAAGAAAAGGTTGATCTAGCCGGAACGTTGATTGAAAAGAAACTACTCTCTATGAAATACATCTATTCTAACCTATTTAATCTTTCAGAAGACCAAGCTGAATTTGAAAAGAATGAGGTACTCGAAGACATCAAACATGCATTCCGTCAAAAACAAATTGAAAATGAAGGAAATGATCCAGCGGTAACTAAGGAATCATTCGGAACTCCTCACGATATTGCAAGTATGCAAATTCGTGGAAGTGGGTATAAGATGATAAATGATAATGAAGTTCCAGATGGCGGTTGGCCAGGTGCTGGTAGACCTGCTAAAAACTTAAATTACGGAACTGATAAGAGTCCGTTTGGTAGGGATCCGATAGGAATGAAAGATGTTGGTAATACTCTTAAAGTAAATAACTCACCAAGAGCAAATCATAAGGGTAATTCACCGCTATCTCTTGAAAATAAAGATATTGAAAAGTTGATTGGTAGTATGTCTGGTATGAAAATAAAAACCAAACACATAATATCAGAGAGTCTTAAACCATCGAATACACAAGAAATTGAACCAAATTTACTAGATGAAAACAATTTATTAGATGAATTGTAATTTTTTCTATATTTATTCTATGAAAGTGCACACAAACAGGTATAAGGAAAAATGAAGAAAATCAAACATTCAAAATTCAAAAATACTGGAATGTTGTTCGAGTTATTAACAAGACAAATAACTTCGGACATTATTTCTTCCAATGAATCTGTTTCGATACAGATTCTAAAAAAACATTTTAACAAAAATACCGAACTTATCAAAGAGTATAAGTTATACAAAACCCTTTGTGATGAGCGTTTGAAATCGGACACAAAGGCAAATATGCTTATTGAAGCGGTATTGAAGGCAAGACGAGGGTTGAATAAAAATAAATTGAATAATGAAAAATACGAACTAATAAAAAGTTTGAAAGAAAACTTTGATATAGATTCATTTTTTCAAACAAAAGTCCAAAACTATAAATTATTGGCATCGGTTTACAAAGTATTTGAATACAATGAATTGGAAAATCCTGTTGAAATTACAAAATCAAGAATAACTATTCTTGAAAATATAACATCAAAAACAAATAGTTCTGTGATAACAGAGGATGTTGCTATTGCAAATGAACCAAAGGAAGTTCGTTTAATGGCGTATAAGTATTTAGTAGAGAAATTTAATGCAAAATATAGTAATCTTTCCGAATCACAAAAGGTATTGCTAAGAGAGTATATTGAAAATGTAAGTAATACTAACAACTTGAAGTCTCTCGTTCAAACAGAGGCGGTTACTATAAAAAGACTGTTCACCAAAAATATACATAGAGTAAAAGATAAATCTTTGAAAATAAAATTGCAAGAAGTGGTTGGTCTTTTAGATGAATATGAAGGTATTAAAAAGGTAGAAGAAAACCATATATCCGCTCTACTTCGTTATTACAGTTTAATAGATGATTTATCATGGAGTAAATAATGTCAGTCAATGAAATACACCCATATAATTTTCCACCATCACAGGCAAATGAATTTGATAGAAAAGGTCATCCTGGTAAATTCCTAAAATCAATAACTTGTGGTGTAGGAGCAACAAATTTTACAGGTTCAAATTTTGGTGCAGGTGGTATTATTGTTCCAGGTGGAGCTACCGGAACAGTATATCTTTCAGCTGGTGGTTCAATACCACTATCAGTTCTTTCTGGTTCTCAAAGAGTATTTGAGTTTTCAGTATCATCAGTACAAGTTGATTCTGGAACAGTTTATGTAATGATTAAAAATCAACTTTCAAAATAAGGTATTGTATGAATGTAGAATCTTTCATAAAAAAACTCAAAGAATCGGAAGATTATAGGGAATTTGTTGAAGAAATGTCTCTTGATGAAATGAGCACAACTGCATCTGTTCCGGGATATCAGACACCAAATGCATTTGCTCCAAGTGAAGAAGACTTTGAAAAACATTCAAAAGAAAGTGCAGAAACTATGGGATATACAGTTGTTCCAAAGAAAAAGAAAATTCATTCTGAATCTGTTTACAAACAAGCAATGGGTTTAATAAATGAAGGAACATACAAAGAATTTCGTAGAGATGAAACCCGTAGCACTAATCGAAAGATAAACGATTCAATAAAAAATATCAATCGAACAATATATGAAGTCGAAAGAGTTGTTGAACATGCACTCAAATTAAAAACAGAAATGAATGTTGATCAAAGAACTCTTTGGGGCGAATCTATGATGCGATTAAGAAAAATATCTGAGAGAATAAACAGAATTACTAAAAAAATAAATGAATTAGGTGCATAACGATGAAAGAATTACTCGTAGATACTATACTTTTTGCTGCCAATCCAAAAATGATTGCAGAATCAGAACGAAAAAATAATGGTAAAGTCATAGTTTCGGGTGTATTACAAAGAGCAGAAGCGAAAAATCAAAATGGTAGAGTCTATCCAAAGAAGATTTTGATGAGAGAAGTGAAAAAATATGCAGAAACGAATATAAAAGAAAATCGTGCTCTTGGAGAACTTGACCATCCAGATTCATCAGTAATCAATCTTCGTAATGTTTCTCATAATGTTCTTGGTGTAGATTGGAAAGGAAATGACGTTATTGGTAAGGTTGAGATATTACCAACACCATCTGGAAACATCTTAAAACAACTTCTTGGTGCAGGTATTCGCCTTGGTATATCATCAAGAGGATTGGGTTCTGTTGAAGAAATAAGTGAAGGTGTTGTTGAAGTTCAAGACGATTTTGAATTGATTGGTTGGGATTTTGTTTCCAATCCATCAACACATGGTGCATTTATGTATCCAGATGGAATGAGTGAGGGATTGATACGAGAGGGTGTTAGTTTAGAAACTATTTCAAAGATTGATCCAAAGATACAACGTATTCATAATAATATAACAAACATTATTTGTGAAATTGGAAATGTTTGTGAATGTATATTTGAGGGAAAATAATTATGCCGTCATTATCAAAACAACAACAAAAACTCATGGGACTTGCTCTTGCTTACAAACGAGGTAAAGTTGCATCAAGTGATGCGAGTAAATCAGTAAAACAGTTGGCAAATTCAATGTCAGAAAAAGAACTCGCTGCCTTTGCCGGAACAAAACACAAAGGTTTACCGAGAAAAGTAGGGGAAACAAAAAAAACAATGACAAAAGAAGAACTAAATCAATTAGTAGCGGATGCTGTTCAGGAAGTAATGAGTGAGAAATTCAGTACAAAAGTATTAACATCTGAACAAAAACAACAATATATTGAAGCAATATCTAGATACAATGAATATAGAGAAGTCGTTCACCGTTCAAAATCACTTCCAGAAGTTGTATCTGAAATAAAAAGAATGGTAGAATTTGCTACTAAAAATATGGTAGAAGAATCCGGTGATTGGTTTGAAGGTGTATCACACAGAAGAAACTCAAAACGATTGAAAGAATCTGTAAATGAATTTCAAAAAATATCAGAAAAAATAACTAAGTTACAAAGAACCTTGGAGTCTATCTACGAAAATATAGGTAAACAACTCGGATCATTTTATGAAATAAAAAAATAATAAGGAAAATGTTATGTCAGACAGAGTTTATACCTCATCAAAACCTGCTCATGTAAAAGTAAAGGCAGGTGGAATGAATATAGATACGATGATTAAGGTTTTTAAGCGTAAAGTAAAAGAAGCCGGTATTCTTGAAGAATATAAAAGTCGTATGGAATATATTAAACCATCAAAAAAGAAATCAGAAAAAAGAAATGCTGCTATCAGAAGACAAAGAAAATTGGATTCTGAAAACATTTAATGGAGATAAAATGACCTTTGCTAGTCTTGAAAAACTAATCCGTGAGGAAACACGGAGAGTTATTGAAAACCTGGAAAGGTCTTTTTCATTATATGAAGAAGATGAAAAACCGGCAAGTGAAGATTCTGAAAAAATGCGTGTGGTCAATAAAGAAAGTGGAAAAACTTACTACATAAACAAAGATAGTTTTGATCCAGCAAAACATGATGTATCTACCGCAAAGGAACCAACAAAGGAAGAAGAAGAACCTGCTGCAGATACTGCAACACCGGAAACTCCTGCTGAAGAACCGGCACCAACGGAAACACCTGCGGCAGAAGAACCTGCTGCAGATACTACAACACCGGAAACACCAGAAACAGATACAACTGCAACTGACACAACTACAACAGATACTACATCAACAGAAACACCGGCAGAAACACCTACATCCACAACCGATACGGCCGCAACAGATACGAGTGGAACTGAAAGTAAGACCGGATTAAAAACAGTTGGTGCGTTTACGAAAGTTGATGTTGAAAAGTTAGATGCTAAAACAAATAATTTATACCCAAAAACTCGTGAACATCTGCTACAATATGATTATGAAGATATTATTGATATGTATGATTTGAGTATTGGTGATAAAAAGGTGGATTTCGCTAAATTATTCAAACGAGCAGAAATGATTGCATTATCAAAGCACTATTTGATAAGTCAAAGAGAATTGGATAAACAAACTATATTGGCTTTGCAACATTATTACATAAATTCTATCCGAATAAACAACATAATAAGGTTTTCTCAACCGAGTGCAACAAAACAAGATATTAAAAAACAAATTAAATTGGGAAAACCAAAAGAAGGCGATAAAAGAGAAAAGGCATATAATAGTGCAATGAACGCATTTACTATAAACGAATTGGATTATGCTTTTTCAGAAGAACCACAGAGATTGGAAAGTAGCATAATTAGTTATCGTTCTATAAAAAATGAAGATGTATTGCAATTATTCATTGATGAGGGACAATGGATAGACAAATCTTTTGTAACAACATCGTTGAATCCATTCATTTGTGAGGGAACTGAAAAGAAAAGAATGCCATTATTTGAATTTTTCATTCCAGCAGGAACATCTATACTGACATTACCTTGTCATTCAAATGATTACTGCCATGAAACAGAAGTTACATTACCGAGAAATTGTAGATATACAATTCAAGGTTTTAACAATACAAGAAATATCTATAAGGTATTAGTGGAGCAAAGATATGCCTGAGGAAAAGAAAATAGATACGAAAGATAGAGATAAAAGATACATCTACACGGAAAATGATGTAAAATCTATATTTGGATATGGTCCTCCAGAAAAATATGCAGAAAAAACAGAGAAAAAATAACTTATCACATACTTATACTTACACAATACTCTATCCGTTATAGAGTCCGATATTATTTTTATTGCAATTAGTGTTTCAAATAACACTAAAATAGTTGGAGATTTTTATGAATGATTTATTGAAAGAAGCGATTGCAGATGCAAAAGCCGTTAAGGAAGTGGCATTGGCAAACGCTAAACTTGCACTGGAAGAGGCATTCACTCCGCGTTTGCAGTCTATGCTTTCTCAAAAGTTGGCAGAGGAGGCAGAAGCCGAAGAGCCAGTTGAAGAAGGCGAGGGTGAAGAAGAAGCACCCGTAGAAGAATACGGATTCTATAGCGAAGGTGAAGACGAAGAACCTGCTATGGAAGAAGGCGAAGGCGAAGAAGAAGCACCAGTCGAAGAAGGTGAAGGTGAAGAAGAAGCACCAGTAGAAGAAGCTGAAGAAGAAGCTCCTGTTGAAGAAGGTGAAGATGAAGAAGAAACAATGGATGAAGAATTGATGGAAATTATTCGTCAATTAGAAGAAGACATTGATTCATCTGAAATCGGTGGTGGTGACAATAAGAAACCATCAGCAGTTGCATCAGATGACAGCACAGAAGACAAAAAGGAAAAACTCGTTCAACTCGTTGAAGAAGAAGATGAGGATTCCGAAGAAGTTGCTGAAATCAAAGAAATTCTTCGTGCTCTTCGTGAAGAAGAAGGTGAAGAAGAAGCGGCTCCTGTTGAAGAAGGTGAAGATGAAGAAGAAGTAGACATCAAAGAAGTTCTTCGTGCTCTCCGTGAGGAAGAAGAAGAAGAAAAGGTTGAAGAAGCCGAAGAAGAAAAAGAAAAAGAAATGGCAGAAGCAAAACTTCGTGAAGCTTATGCTGTTATCACATTCTTGCGTTCTAAAATCAATGAAGTCAATCTTTTGAACTCAAAATTGCTCTTCTCTAACAAGTTATTCCGCAAGCATTCACTTAGCGAAAAACAAAAAATGACTGTTATCGAAAACTTTGATCGTGCATCAAGTCTTCGTGAAGTCAAATTGGT